GGGATATTGCGACAGCGAGAGCGATGTCAATCAGTATCAGGGTATCGAATACGACGTCATTTTTATGGACGAGGCTACGCAATTCACCGAATATCAGTATTCAACATTGACGGCGTGTATCAGAGGTGCTAATTCGTTTCCTAAACGTATGTATCTGACGTGTAACCCCGGCGGTGTCGGTCACGAATGGGTAAAACGTCTGTTTGTATCACGAAAATACAGGAATGCAGAAAATCCTAACGATTATATGTTTATTCCTGCGACAGTGTTTGATAATGCGGTGTTATTGGAAACAGATACAGGCTATGTCGATATGCTAAATAACCTGCCCGACGGACTGCGAGAGGCGTGGCGTGACGGCAGTTGGGACTTGCTCGAAGGGCGGTATTTCAACGAATTTGATAGGTCAATACACATTGTTAAACCGTTTCAAATTCCTAAACATTGGCGTAAATATCGTGGTATGGACTACGGTTTGGATTGTTTGGCGTGTGTATGGGTGGCTATTGACGAACACGGTAACTACTATGTTTACCGCGAGTACGCTGAAAGCAATAAGGTTATTTCAGTCGGTGCAGGGGAAATAGTCAATCTGACGCCGACTGACGAACGAATAGAATACACCGCCGCCCCACCTGATATGTGGGGACGAACACAAGAAAGCGGTAAGACAAAGGCGGATTTGTTCCGTGAGGGCGGTTTGCCACTGTTGAAAAGTTCAAATAACCGTGAGGCAGGTTGGTTGGCGGTCAAAGATTTATTACAGGTCAAGAACGGCAGTAGCCGATTGATGATATTCGATAACTGCATTGAATTAATCGACTGTTTAACATCACTGCAACGTGATACCAAACACCCGACGGACTGTGCGACAGAGCCACACGATATAACACATTTACCTGACGCGTTGCGATATTTCGTGTTGCAATTCACATCACCGTCAAAACCGCCAAAAGAGGAAAAGACGGCGGTACAAAAGTACAGAGAGAAAGCATTAAAAGGCAGATTAGAAAAAAGGAGGAGCTATTTCTAATGAAAATCAAGAAGATAAAGAGAAAATGCGAAGTCAGAGGGTGCAAAAATACCGATACATATTCACTGACAAATACAAACGAATTCGGTAACAGTGTCATTATCTGCGAAGAATGTTTAAAAAAGGCGGTTAAAGCTGTTGCGGAATATGACCCATCAGCAGAGAAAAAGACGGTATCAGTACCGCCGCCACCACTATTTTTCCACGGCGGAATAGAGAAAACAGTAGAAAACGTGAAAGAAACAGTTGAAACAGAGGATAACAACACAGAAGAATACCCTATTCCGTACACAAAGGAGTATTTGGACGGTGTTAAGTACAACGATTTGAAAAAAATCGCAAAGGAAATGGGTATCAACGCAAACGCCGGCAAAGAAACGTTGATTGAAAGCATTTTACAGGCTGATTAAGGGGGAATGGCTATGAATGTAACAGGGTTTCTACTATGCGTTATAGCTATTCAGACACTAACCATAGTAGGAATGACAATAGTGCAACATATCGAACGCAAAGACCTGTATAACAGGTTGATGTGCAGAAATATGACCGAATACAACAACATCAAAGCCGATGAGCCGAAGCAACCTATCAGCAGGCATAAAGCCGTTTTGAATAGGTGGCGCAAGAACGACGTAAAGGTGGGTGATGAATAATGAATTTAAGATATTCACCTGTATTGCAGGGCATAAAAGCGAGCGTAAAGAGTATGTTTTCACCACCTGACAGCGAAAGTGCAGACGATGAAGAAGTTGACAGAGTAATTGACACCGACGACGACGGAAACCAACTGTACAAGGAAGATATTATCGCAAATATTCACGAAGAATTAGAGAAACGCCGTTCAGCACGTTCAGCATTGGAAACACAATGGCATTTAAACGCTAATTTTTTAGTCGGTAATCAGTATTGTGATTTTAATCCGTACAGTCGCGAAATCGAACAGTTGGAGCCTGTATACGATTGGTTGGAACGTGAAACGTTTAATCAGATTGCACCGTTAATAGATACGCGAATTGCCAATCTGAAAAAGATTAACTATCGAATGAAAGTAAATCCACGAACGAACGAGTTAGAGGACTACGCAAAGGCTGAAACATCAACTACGATATTGCAGTATTTGCAGACTTCAAGCGATTTTGACACCAAGAAAAATACCGCAATACAGTGGAATGAATTGTGCGGTAATTGTTTCTGGCTATCGTGGTGGGACAAGGACAAAGGCGAGAAATACGCCACCGAAAAAGTCGTTACGGTTGATGATGAGGGCAATGAACAAAAGTTTGAACAGGCGTTTTATCAAGGTGATTTGGAGTACGGACTAATAACGCCGTATGAGGTGTTCCCCGAAAGTATTTTCAAAGAAGGTGTAGAGGCGCAACGTTCAATTATTTTGGAACAGGTCAAGACCAAAGAGGAAATATACGACCTATACGGTATCAAGGTTGAGGGTACAACGGTTGAAACGTTTGAATTGACACCAGTTGTTGCCGGAGGCGGTTTCGGTTACGAGAATACCGTCACAACATTAGGTACACGTTCGGTAGATAACGCCGCAAAAGTGATTACATACTTTGAACGTCCGACAAAACATAGACCGGACGGAAGAATGATAATCATTGTCGGTGACGAGCATTTGGTTTACTACGGTCCGCTACCGTATTCACGCATACCATTAACACAAATGATGTGTCGCGAATCGGCAGGACAGTTTTTTGGGAAGTCAATAATCGAAGATTTGATACCGCGTCAAAGGGCGTATAACGGCTGTCTGAACCGAATACACGAATACATCAAACGCATTGCGATACAGGGTTTCTACGCCGAAGAGGGTAGTATCGACATTGAAGAATTTGAACAGAACGGTGCGGCACCCGGTGCAATGTTGGTATACAGACAGGGAACAAACCCGCCTATACCTATTCCGAATGGCAATTTGCCATCAGAGATTATGACAGAACGATACAACTTGAAAAGTGATATGGAATATGTGGCAGGTGTATCACAGCTGATGATGAACGGTGCAACTCCTGCCGGCGTAACGTCGGGTACAGCTATACAGAACCTTGTTGACATAGACAATACGCGTCTTTCACTAACCGGCGACCATATTCGAAACAGTATCAAAAATTTGGCGGTAATGTGGCTTGAAATCTACAAAAAATACGCAAATACACGACGTGTACTGAACTGTACAGGTAAAAATCGTATCGGTAATGCGATTATTTGGAATAGCGACGATATTAACAGCTATGACGTGGAATACGTCACAGAAAATGAACTGTTGATGTCGGAAGAAGTGCAAAAGGAACGTTTCTTCGACGCATACAAAATGGGACTGTTTACCGACGCAAACGGTCAGATACCTGAACGTGTAAAACAGAGGGCACTGGAGTTTATGAAAGTAGGCAATTACACCGAAATAATGAACATCAATGCACTGCAAATTCAAGCGGCACAACGTGAAAATGTATTTTTTGAGCAGGGTGCAGTACCGAGGGTATCAGAGTTTGACGACCACGATATACACATAGACGAACACCTGCGGTATATCTTACAGTTGGATTTTCAGCTGTTAAAACTGAAAAAGCCTGAGTATGCAAAAGCATTAGAGGACCATATCAGACTACATAAACAGGCACAGACACAAGACCAACAGCAGAATGTAATGGCTATGTTGGCGCAACAAGGACAAAGATAGGAGGACTATACATAATGGATAATTTCTACGACGCAAGACGAGCGACCGAAGATATGTTTGACGGTCAAGAGGTATTGGGCGAAGAAAGCACCCCCCAAGATACCCCACAAGAACCACAACAAGAGGGACAAGAGCAAGAACCACAAGCACAAGAACAACCGACACAGGATAATAATGCGGTTGATGAGGCGGCGAATGTAGCACAGGCGGCGGCACAAGCGGCGGCACAACGTGAACAAGATTA